CCACTCTAATGTCATACTAGTCCCCACCTGAGAAGCTATCTCTGCGGCTGTCTTTATATTGACATCCATAAATATTTCAGCTTCCTCTGGGGTTTCTGGTATAGAACTTAAATCTGTTTTTATATCTACTCCTTGCTGCTCTAGTTGAGCTAGCATTTCTTTGTTTTTAACCTCAAACATTTTCTCTGCTCTCTTCTGGTCTTTTTCAGACTGAGAAAGAGGGTCGATGGCCTTGACGTTTGGATAAGGCTTTCTTGAAAGTATATTGTTTACTACAATCTTAACAAACTTGGGGACGATAGGCACTGGAGACCAATCAAGGTTTAGCAACGTACCGTCCCCACTGTTCGGGTCTAATGAGTTTAAAATCTGCTTGTAGATAGAAGTATCTTGCGTACCGTTTGCATAATCACGGTTTGTCTCAAAATCTTTCATTCGTCTCCTAAACAGGCTACGTTCGTCATCTGAATTTCCCCATTGCTTTTCAATAGCTTTGGCGAATTTCATTCCATATGATTTTGAGGACTTTAGCCCATGAGGTGCAAAGGGGTCTGGAAAGTTCCCGTATTTACCGTTATTGTTGTCGTTGTTTTCGTACATATAGCCTTTCGCAAAATACTTCCTCGCAAATATACGAAATTAATGAACTGCTAATCAGCGTCTTATTTCCTTGCTGTAGCGTCTAAAGAACTGTTTATCATTGAATTGAGACTGCTTCTTTTTAGTCTTTGTTTTTTGCGCTCCTAAAAGCGCTAAACCACTAGATATTGTTAAATCATACTTTGTACGATTATCTATCTTATATCCAATCCAATCCTCTAGGGTGCGCTGAAAGTACATTTTGCCCATATCTCCTGTTTCTGAGTTTATGCCAACGTGTTCCTCTACAAAAGCCTCTATTGCCTGCGCATGGGACTGTATAACGTCAACGGAGTTAGAGGGAATACCTCTAGTCTTAGTATTTGCAGCGTTTGGAGACTTTAAATGGTCTGGACGCTTCATTACATACTCCTCGTATCCCCTAGATTCAAAATATCTGACTATTCCGTACTTGTTGTTCTCTATAAGAAGAGGATATCCAAAGAATACGGCAGCCATCAGTACATCTTCGTAAAATATTCTAGCTAGCGGAGGTCTTGAAGCATACTCAGCTACAAACATATTGGCCGGAGCCGCCATATTAAACTTATTATATAGGTGACAAGCGCCTTTAGAGCCTCTGTTGTCTGTGGTAGAGTCTAAATCGTAGCTATCCACACCGCCTACACCTATATGTTCATTAGCGGGGAACTTTTTATTGCCTTTTACAGTGTATTTGTTCCTGTCTTCAGGCTTAGGCATCCAGCTTACAAACCAACGGCCATGTTTATTGGGGCTAAACACAACCTCTTTGTCCTGCACTCCATCTTTCCAAGAAAAATTACCCTGAACGACAGGATTTGGATACAGCTCTTCGTTATGCTCTATTTGCTCGTATATTTTACCAATGTTAAACGTAGAGCCTTCGATGCTATCTCTCATAGCCTCATCTATAGTAAAGGGAAACTGCCTAACGTATTCGTTAAGTTCTCTGGCATCATGTTTTAGTGCGTCTCTTTCGTTTTTTAAGTAAGTCTTCGCACCAATGTCAACCCAATCTCCTTCAATCGTTTGAACAGGCTTCTCAGGGTCTTCAATAACTGGGTTTCCGTACTGGTCGAAGAATCCTTCAAGAGCCTCATACGCGGGTATAAATAACCGATAAAGTCCAGTCTTCGTCCTGCCGTTAGCGTTTCTATCTTCTGGGGATGAATCTCTCCAGAGTTCTTTATATTGCGTTCCACCTTTATCCATTGGATTTACCGTAGACCCCATTAAGCACTTGCCTATAATTTTACGGCCTACTATTAAACACGTTCTTTCTATACGCCATGCTTCACGTATATCTGTAGGTCTTTCCCACTTGCCGCTCTCATCCAAATACATCATATGTAGTTTCTCACCATCATATGCATTGTTTGTGGTATTCTTCCAGTTAATGATTGTATTTAAAGCTTCGCCTTTATTAGAGGTCTTGTTCTTCTTTGTTATACGCTTTGAGGGTTCACGAAAAGCTAACTCCATACGGGGGTTAGTAGTACCATCCTGTATAGGCTTAAAGAAAAATGGATAGCTTCTGAACATAGGGACTACCTTCTTCATAAAGATATTCTCCTGTGCGTCTTTACCCGTCTTAGACTGTATACCTAACAGCTTATCTTTTACCTGAGTTGCTTCGTCTACTAGTATAGCAGCAGAGATGTTGGTATATCCAGAACGTCTACACTTGGTATACATCTGTCCCATAGACCTAGGGTCTGACTCGCAAGCAGCAAAATGCACGAATAACCTTCTTTGAAACTCTAGGTAGTAGCCATAGCCGATATCCAGCTTAGACCACTGTAACATCATATAGTGTCTCCCTGTAATGTAGACAGGCTCACCATTATTGTAGAACCAAAGACCGTTACGCCTACGGTCAAACTCTTTTTCGATGTACGGAGAAAAACGTTTCTTGAAGTCGGATGGCATTTCATACCACTCATCCATAGAGCGAATCCTCTGCAATTCTTCAGGCACAGGAAGTCTTTGCCACATTTGCATATTAGCATTCCTTTCATGTCCAAGGATTTCTTTTTTCTTAGGAGTCTTGGGAAGTTGAATATCAACCCCACCGATGGTGATAACTTCACCTTGCGTACCGTTGGGACATATGTTAACAACGAATTCATCGTATCCTTCAGCTTTGATAAGACCTGCCATTTCATTCTATTTAATTTAATCCCAGTAAATAAAAGTGTAGTTATTTTGAGAACTTTTCTGCGAATCCTCCTGAGTAATCTTGCTCCGCTTCGATTCCTCCTGTTTCCTGAAGTTCTCTAACCATTTGCTCCAATCTTTGATATTCGATGAGGAGTTCTTTTGCATCTGTGGCTGTTTGTTTTATACTCTGTAATTCAGCCTTGCGTTGTGAGCCAGAGAGTTCTGCGTCAACAGGCTTTCTTATTTCATCAATCATGTTATTGATTGCGACCTCCATAGAGGATAGCAATCTCCTTGATGCTTCTACAGTTGTAAACTTACGCTTCTTTGACATACACTAGCTCTGTTGTCCTCATGCGGTATACTTTGTCACCATCCTTGAGTTCCATTTCGTATTCTGAATTCTTCGTGTAGCCCACCATATCACCAGACTCAGTTCCAATCCATTCTGAATCTGGGGGTAGATAGAGTAGTTCTCCTTCCAGTTCTGGTTCTTCTTGGATGCTAAGAATAATGCCAGAAGGACTTGTCTCCTCTTTCGAATCCAATGGGGGTGCAACAAAACACCAATCCCCAAGCATAGTAATATCACCAGCTTCGTTTTCGATAGCGATAGCGTGGTTTCCATATCCTCCCTCAGCGTCGTAATTAACCAAGTACAAGTCATCTCCTATATTATACATTTGCTCCATTACTACATGATGATGAAAGTAAAGGGTATCCCCTATACAGTCAAACCCTTTAGGACATCCTGTAATCTCAGCGCTATTTACTCTGTGTTCGAATTCATTGAACTTGCTCACAAGTTTCAATGTACCTTCATTGAATGAGACCTCGTCTTTAAACTTATTAGGTATGTGTACTATAAAATGGTGCAGGGGTCTCATATCAATCGAATTTAATATCATACTCGACGATACAAGGCATACTGTCAACAGACTTCCACAGTATAGTCCCCTCTTCGTTTTCTATATATACTAGGTATCTTTTCTCACTGTACTTGTGAAGATGCTTTTCATCTAACATAATCGCACTTACTTTCCCAGCTCCCGCTCGCATACCGACATAGTACGCCATAGCGTCTTTAGGGTCTCGCCCTATTACTATTTTTCTAATCATTTTAATTTAATTATATAAAGAAAACAGTGTTTAGTTTACGCTGTCGTCTCTATTTGATAAGTTAATCCAATAATCTATACTTGACGGGTCGGGAGCTTCTTCTTCCTGCTCTATTCTGTAGGCTTCTAGAGTGTAGGATAGTAAGTCATCAAGCTCGTCTTCGTCTGCGACAGAGAATGTAGACAAGAGGCTCATGTTAGCGCGACTGTCTCCATCTTTGTCTGTGTATGTTGTATCTAAGTCTACAAAGCCTACGGCTATAGCAGCTAGAAATTCATCATCAAGTTCATACTTCTTAACCACATTGTTTATAGCAACAATAAGTTCTTGTATCTCTACAATGCAATCCTTTTGTCTTTCAGTCATTAGTCAAGTTTGGTTAAAATAAATGTAGATGTACCTAGCAGGCCGCCACCTCCACCAGAATTTCTAACAGTATAGTAAAGGTCTGTAGCGTCAGCAACCGACCTTACCAATGAGAAACCAATAGCTGTGTTTCCAGTGGACACATGCGCTCTTGTTATAGACTGTATAATAGCAGCAGAGCCTCCGTTAGGTTTTTCCATAACATCTACTATAACATTAGTGTTTCCAGAAGTTATTTCCAATATAAAGTTCACGTCTATTTTCACCAAGCCTGCTTGTTGTACGTTTACGGCTCCTGTAGTTGTTGAGCTGGTCTGAAAGTGATTAGAACTATCGTTAACCTCGTGAGATGAACTATTGCTATTGTTGTTTACTGCACTCTGAGTTGGCGTAGCAGCCGAAGCGGTCAACGTGTAAGCGCCATTAGGTCTTAATACCCACATTGGGTTTGCAAAAACCTGTGCAGCGGCACCAGTAAAAGCAACAGCGTTGAGTTCTCTTTTAACCACATTATTGCTCCCATCAACCAGTAGAGCTGTTAGCTCTGCTGAATCAGTAGCAGGTGCTGAGGTGAAAGATAGTGTTCCATCAACGGATACAGTATCTGTAGATAGCTTTAGAGCTGAGTCTGTTCCTGCTCCATCTTCTACAGTCTTTAGTGAAGATGTTACACCGTTTGAATCTAATTTTAATAGGGACGTATAGGTGTCCTTGACCTTATTTCCTGAAAGAGTTGCCATTTGAGTATCTTTGTATACAATGCAAATTTAATAAAAATGGCGAAGCACTCAAAAAAGAGTATGTTTCGAGACTTTAAGTATAAAGACTCAGAAAAGATAGGCAAAGGCTACCTTAAGTATTTAAGACTAGCTACTAGAGATATAACTGGGAACTATGATGTAAGCGAAGCGGAGCTTAATTTCCTCTTATTTGCGTATGACTATGAGTTTTTTACACTAGACCACGCATCAGAAGGATACTTCTACAATAAATTAAAGCTGGCACAGAGGATTGTATACCCCCTACAACGAAAGGAGTACATATATAAGTACTACAACAGGTTAACACCTACTACTTATGAAGCCGCAATGTTTGATAGGGATAAATGGAAATACAAGG